AGTCGTTCAACTGTTTACTGATATTTCTACCAGCACTCTTGTCAGCCCTTGCCACATGATAAGCGAAATCACTCAATGAGCTAAAGCCACCCTTTTGGTCTTTGTCAAGCGGATGAAGTCCCATCTCAACTACCGGACGCAGTTTTTCAACGTTTCCGGCAATATCCTGAATCTTCTGATCAACTTCATCAGTAAGACTTTTGAAATTTACTTCCTGAGCCTTGACAATTGAATCGACACTATCGGTCACTACTCCTTTTACCAAAGTGGTAAGCTCTTCCTGTGTCATTTGAGGCATTTTAAAATCTCCTTGTTAAAATTATCTAGATCAGCACCTCCGATAAATTACTCATAACGCCTAGCTGCTTAACATCAGCTTCTGGCTGGCGAGACATTATCTGGCACAGCATCCTCTGTTAATAAACCTTTCCTTTTGCCTTGTTGAGACTATGCTCAACTATATCGCTAGCAGAAAGCACTTTTTGGTTGCTCAGGACCCCCTTAAAGGTTTCTGTTATAGCTTTTCTTAATGCTTCAACATCTACTTCGATCATCTTACTTACTGGTATTGGTGTTTCAACAAGAGTAATGAGTTTTTCTTCACTCTCAACAATCTCTATCTCATCCTCTTTCTTATCAGATGTTTCAATAAGCTCATTTATGGCGCTTACTGCTTTACCCATAGCATCTATAGCATCGGTCATTATTGATCGTGTCTTCTTTGAAAGAACCCTACCAGCCTTTTCTTCAATTTCATCATCAAAAAGCTTAATTGTTATCTTATTATCGATGCTTTTCTGTGTTGTATTAGTAAGCGCACCAATAAGCTCTCTTTGCTCCTTGATCTTTGCTATGCTAAGCATTATTGCTTCATCCATAGTGTATTCGCCTTCATCAAGAATAGTCTTAGCAAAGGCAACAAGCTCATACATGTGAGCACCACTGAATCCTTTTGTCTCTGATATAACATCATCGACTATCTTTTCATGTACTTCTGGTGCCCAATAAGCAAGCATCTTCCTTCTAATTGATACATCAGGAAGATCAAAATTTAGAACATCATGGAATCTGCCTGGTCGGTCAATAAGAGCAGGAGGCAGCAACTCAGGGTAATTCGATGTCAATATTGTTATTACACCCTTACTCTGAGAGATGCCATCCATCTCTGTCTTCATAAGGTCACATGTTCTTGCCCCTAACCAGTTATCAATGTCCTCTATAAATAAGATTGTAGGTGCAAGGCTTCTTGCCAGCTTAAAACCATAGCTTAAGCCATCTGTAGCGCCTGCATAAATAAAGTCTCTTGCACTTACCCAAATGAATGTAGTATCAGTTGTATTTCTGATTATCCTTCCACTGAGTGTTTTGCCAGTACCAGGGTTGCCCATCATTATGATGCCCCTGTTAGCAAGATCAGAGCCTTTTTCATTGATAAGCTTTACTGTTCTCTTTATAGCATCGTCATTCTTCTGGCTGATGAATAAATCAGACCATGTATCATTCGTCTTTTTTATGAATTCACCACTAAGAGAAAAGCACTCGCCTTTTAGGAAATTATTATCAGCAGCCCATTCCTCCATATCCTTGAATACTTTGATGACAACATCTTTAGTGCTAGCCTTTGAATAAGACTCAAGATAAAATCCGTACCAAGTCATCCTTCTCTTTACAGCAACTCTTGTCTTGGTCTCTTTATTCTCGTAAAATTCTGTTCCAGAAATAAGGAAGTCTGCACTCTTTTCAGAAGTTAGTTGTATAATATCGTATTCAAGTGGACTCTCATATCCACCAGATGTAAAGTTCCTTGCTGTGATAAGATCAAAACCCTTTAGCGACTCATTGAATCCAGTAAGATATGTTCCCATAAGAGCAGAAGGTATGCTATAGCTATGAACATACATCTCCCTTACTTCGCACTCAAGCCATTCCTTAAGCATAGCATATTCTGTTGTTGATGGCGGTACATCTATATTAGCAACATCAAGCTCTTTTAATGTTTTATTCCAAATTCCATCAGCAGAGTCTACACTCTTGAATTTTGGTGTTCCATGATATACGAACCCTCTTTCCATCTCAACTCCGAAAGAAGTCTCAACTTGCGTAACTTCATCCTCAACTTCGGCTTCATGAATGTTCTCTGACTGAACCTTGGTACCATATCTCTTTTCAAATTCCTTCTCGTCAAGGACTGATTCTTCGATTTTAGTTTCATCAGGCTCCATATCCTTATGGTTATCAACCCATGCCTGGGCCATTGCCATCGTAAACTTATCAGCATCGAACATATATTTCTGTACTTTCGTTGATCCATTTGGATCACTCTTTAATTTTCCTATAACAGCTTTTATCCCCTGTTGAGCTGAAAGCGTTATAGTCCTTAGTGACCCATCAACAAATTCGGATGCGCTACGGATAGGAATATGGTGATAATTCTCGGTTGTTTCTGGCTTCATAACTACTTCTTCAACAATCTTCTCTCCATCATCGACTTCACCAGCCTTCGGCTCATCAGAAGTCCAAACCCTTACTTCTTCACCACTTGGACTTATTACCTCAATTATCGCTTTCTCTTCTGGCTCAAGAAGCTCAATAACAAAAGCATGCTTTGATGCCTCTTTAGCTTCAGCAAGAGTGATTATGTTCTTGCTAATAGCTAATTGTAATGCTTCAGGATTTGATGGAACTGGAACATCGCTATATTCAAGCATCAACCAACTCGGATATACCCTAGAAGCACCTTTCAAATCCGCTTCTTCGAGCCCAAGTTCTTTCAAATCAAGCTTATCAAAGTCTGCTTCCTCTACAGACTTCAAAGGTATAAATCCTATGCTCTTAGCCATTGGAAAGCCATCTTTCCGGTATTGATAAATTTCTTCAGCCTTCTGGTGCTTAGCATATTGTGTCTTTGCTATAAGCCCCTTCTCATCAATCTTTATCCATAAAGACTTTCCAATTGGTAATGATTTATAATCGTGTCCAAAAAGGACTACAGGGTGACTACGGTAGTGGTCAAGTATCGCACCTTTAGGAACAACTATCTCGCCATCTCTATCAATAGCCTTTGTAGTGATGTAGTCAACAGATGACCGCTCACCCTCTTTAAACTTAGTGTCTTCTGGGCTAATCCCCTTACGGATCATAACTGCGTGGTCATCAATTTTGTGGTCTTTAAGAACCTTGTTGACCCACTTTGGCAGCCCGATACTCTTAACAGGAACCCTACGTGTAATAAGATCCATTTTATCTCTACCCCCTGTGGCTGTTAGCAATGCCCCTTATTCTTTCCATAGTCATATCAGCAAGCATAGATGAAATTTCCTCTATCTTGCCTAGTGATTCCATTACTTCTTCAGGGTCTGGCTCAATAAGGTTTTCACCACCATTGGCCCCACCATTACCTCCCTGTCTTTGTTCACTACTTAATGGAGACATATTGTTATTTAGAATTGGCTCATCGCCCCACTCAACGCCTTCTTTGTTATCGTATTCTCTCTCCATATTTATAGAACTGTAGCCAGTTTTGAGGTTTGATTCCTTTTCTTTAAGCCTGTACTCTTTATCTGGAGGAACAGGGTCATCGAATGCTACGAAAAGCTTCCCATCAAACTTGGGTGTAAGCTTTTCATTAAGCTTTTCTTCTGTCCTTATCAATCTAGGCTTGATTGTATCTCTCATGAACGTAAAAGAAGCCACTTCAGCGTTTGCTCTTGTAGCATCCTTATCATATAAGCCAAGTGACTGGCCATAAGCGTTCACTATTTCCTCTTTTACAGCTTTTCTACCATGCAAAAAGGCTAAATCTCTTGGAGCAAGGCCATAAGGCTTATATTTTACGCCTTTTTCAAGAAGTGGCGACTTGCCAACGTTTTCAACACCTTGAAAAGTCTGTTTTATTTCCTCTTTAAGTCTATCAAACTCCCATTGGCTTAGTTCTTGCTCTGTTTCAAACGCACCTTCAACTCTGCCCATGTTGCCAAAGACGAAATTCTCGTATCTGTTGATGTTTTGG